TTGATAAAGCCCGCAAACTCCATGTCCGATATGCCGCATTCCCGCATGGCTTCTTCCACTTCCTGTGCGATCAAGCCGTAGTGTGTCCTCCCGCTCGTGCCGTCAATCAGTTTATACAAGCATGGCTTCAACGCCATAATAAACGGTCGGGCCTGTTCCTCCGTCATAAGGACAATATCTTTTTTATCTTTCAGGTCTGAAGTCGAGATCATGGCGTTAGTAGAATAAATCTGACCCCACCTAAAGTTGCCCGTGCCTAATTGAGTTGTCGAATTTGGTAAGAGCGCCCAGGCATTCTCTGATACACCAAAAAATAAGTATTTATTGTGCCCGGTTGGTGTGGCGATATAAAAAGAGCTAGCGTCATTTGCGTACACCCCCCACCCGGTGCCCCAAGATACTTTTTCACCATCCGGCAGCCTTATTCCAGTATTAGCCGTAATCTGGCCTGAAAATGTAGGGTTTGACGCCGACGCCTTGCTGTCGACTTCTGCTTTTGTGGCATAATACTCCGGCGGCTGCCCGCCCAGCTTTTCCGCATCGATCTCCGCGCCTCCGATCTGCCGGGTGATGCCTGTTATGTTGCCGCCTGCAATCGATACAACCGCAAGCTCCTGCTGGTAGATCATATCGCCGTTTGAAGTATTTATTTCTCCCTGTGTCAATTCCGGGAACAGCGATGTTGTGCTGTACACCACCGACGCTTCAACTTGATCAAACTCTTCCTTTGTTGCAGTCTTTGACAGGTCGATTGTTAAAAGAACCTGCCCGTAACCATTCTGTATTGGGCTTGTAAATGGTATCTGTGTTGCGCCATCTACCCATATGACACGCCCTGATATAATGAGCTCGCCCGGCTGCATCGTAAAGCCGTCGTTTGTTGTAGTCATTTCACAGCCCCATAAAATACCGTCTTTTCGGAAAATTTCCCCATAAAACCCACCGTCATTTTTGCTGTTTACCTGCTGTTCCTCAAACGTACATCCTCTAAACATTTCTTCCTCCTATGCCAAATCCAAATACGGGAACTCCATTTGAAGCTCCCCGCACTGAACGTCTACCATATTCGAGCCTTTCCGCTCTGTTACCCCTGATACGTAGCTGCTGAACACTTTATTATCCAAACCGATCAGCAGCTGGTCATACAGCTCGAACCCCTTTTCCTTTGAAGCCTGAAACTCTATCTTGTGGCTGTATTCGTTCTTTACAAACTCGTCTTTTACGGTGTCCGATATATCCTCAGCTTTTGGAACCACGAGCGTGGCCCATTCCCCCGCGACACGGTTTGTCGCAGGCTCCGTATTGACGATGCTGCCATCTTTGAGCAACACCCATTGTTTGTACTGCCCGTTTTCCTCGCAATACGTCGTGATCTTGCTGACCGTTTTTACTGAAAAATCCTGCGCTGTCAGAATATAGTCCGGGTTTGAAAAATCGACGTTCTTTACCGCCTTCACCCGCCGCACCACATCAACGGATAGATTTGTTCTGCTGATATCCCATTCCAGAAATATGTTATGCACCCGCCGCGCCTTTGCCGCGTATGATTTCACAGCATAAATGTTATTTTCGAGGTCTGGGCGCATCTGCGAGGCCGTATGCGTTACTGCCCTCACATTCAGGTATGGCATTGCGTAAAACGTATCGCTGCACTGAATGAAGTTGTCCGTGATCAGTTCTGCGATACGATCCTCCAGGTACGTAAAGCTTGCATCAGTGTAGAACATATTACGCGAAAACAACGCTCCGATCTGGTTAACGCCAAGCTCTGTCTTCCCGTGATCCACGGAAACGGTGCTGATCGTTCCTATGAACCCGGCTTCCAGATAAATAATGTCGCCTTCCTTTGGTAATGTGGAAGGCGTTTTGATGGTGACCGATGACACTGTGTCGTAGATTGACCGCTTGATCTCGTAGTCCAGCACAAGGTTGTGCGATTCTGTTATAAAGGTTCTCCGGTCTTTGATAAATGCTTCCATTGTTACACCGTCCTGTAATACCTGAATATCCTCACAGCTGCATTCACCCCCACAAGCGACGTTGCTGCAAGCGCAAACTGGATGGGAACGTTCGGCGGGAGCCGGAAGAACGCCGGAATCCCCATACTTAGCCCTATCTGCGCTGTGAGATCAACTTCCCCTGCCTGTGTCAGCAGCTTTGCCCCTGAATTGCCGGGAACATTCGAGAAGAAAAGGCTTTCCTCTTTATCCGCTGATGCGCTTGACAGGTCTACCCGTCCAAGTAATTCCCCTGTGTCCATCCGTTTCGCCGTCAGGATTGGAGCCTGTATTTCGCCGGGAATCGTCAGGTTGAAGGCGCAGGGCATTTGCGCCGGTACCGTAAATTCCAGGACTCCCGCCAATGACGAATCCGAATAGCGGTAAGGGTACCTGTAAGGATATCTTTTACTGTTTGTATCCCCTTCGCCCTCAATCACAAGGTTTAAATCATATGGCGTATAGATCGGCGATTTCGGCTTATATACCACGGGGATTTCAAGCGTTCGGTACAGCGTAAGCTCCGCCTTTTCCATGCGCGTGATATCCACGTCCACAAAGTACCATTCGCCATACGGGTTATATGCGAGTGTCAGGGCTTTCGCTGCAAATATCCAGTCTGCAAACTCCCGGTAATTCCTGTAGGCATCGTTGGGCTTGAATACAAGCGTTGCGGACTTTTCCACTTGTACTTGCTCCCTGAAGGTTTCAACAAAGAAGCCGTCCGCCCCCTCGTAGTTTATGTCGTCCTCAAATCCCCAGCCGGAAGGCTCCCACATGAAAATAGAGCCCCCTTGAAGCTCTATCCTTTGACCGTATTCGTTTTGTATGTAAAACTGTCTCAACTCATACGCCCTCCTGTTACTTTGGCAAACTCGCGCTTGATATACTGTGTCGCCCGCTTCATTTCCGCGTCTGTTATCTTTTGCGCATGGAATGTAATTTGCGGACTAAAGTTAATTGTGTCGCCACTCTGGTTGTTCGTAACCTGTGGTAGCGGCACAGCCTGCAACACAGCGGGGTTGACGCCTACAAAAGCATTATTTACCGCCTTGCTGACAAAGCTTTCCAAATCGTCTGCGGCGCCGACAAATTCCGGGCGTTTTTCTGCTATCTGGATGAATTGCGGCTTTGTGAAGTAACCGCCTACGTCATACGCTTTCACCGATGCACCGCTGCCGGTTGCCGTCGCAGTAACATTGATGCTGAATTTTGCCTTGATCGTGTCGGTGATCTGGTCTACCACATCATATATCTGGCTTCGCGCACGGCTCAGCCCGCGCGCAATCGCAGAAGCAATATTCATGCCGTCTGTTTCAAAGCCTGCTACGCCAATCGCGCTCTGCATTGTCCCTTTGATATCCTTAATTTCCGCCTCTGCCGCATTTGTCGCAGCCTGTCCGTTATCAAGGCCTTTTCCGACGCCCGCGTCCGTCGTATCGCCAAGAGCTATTGCTTCTGCTTCCGCAGGTGATTTCCCCGCCTGCAATGCAGCAAGGTAAGCGTCTACAAATCGCTGCGCTATCTCCCCGCCGCCCTTCTCCATGCTTTCGCGCATTTCAGAAACAATCCGCGCTTGATCTACTCCGGCCTCTTCCAAGTATGTATGAACCGTATCCGGTATCCTGCCATACAGATAATCGAGGTCGGCAGTATATTGCTCAACAACCTTTGTATTTTCTTCGATATTTTTCGCTGCGTCTACCAATGATGTTTGATCACTGAGCTTGATTCTGTCATTTGCATCTGTCGCAGCCTCTACGCGGGCGTTTTGAAGTTCCATTTCCCGCTTTACTGATTCCTCAAGTACTTTGGCGCGTTCCTCGTTGTTGGATTTCCACAAATCGAGGGCGGTCTGCTCTTCCTGTGATAGCGTCTCGTTATTCTCTTTTCTCGCCATAAGTGCGGCTGCTTCTGCTTCGGTTAACTCCTTTACCTTTTCAGTCATTTCTGCTGTTGCTTCAGTGCCTTCTTTGGTCGCAGATGTATTCGCCCAGCTCGCTCGCGTTTCATCATCAGTTGAGCCAGTAAGATAATCGACCATTTCGCCAGCATCTTCCGCAGATGCAGCGTAATCGCGCAAAGCAGCGAGCCCATCTCTTACGTCGCCGTTTGTTACATACAATGCACTTCCCATGTTATAGATGCCATCTGTATTTGCTACAGTCAGCAACTCTTCATCGCTTAGCCCCTCCAAATATTTCCTTTGATATGGAACCATATTTGCGATTGCGTCTCTTACCTTCTTAAGCGCTGCCGCCTTATTATTTTCAGCATCTATCTGTGTTTTCACAGCGTCATAATATGCCTCTTGCTTCGCTAACGCTTCAACGTTTTTGTATATAGCGTCTTTATTGGTCTCGAGCTGATCCTTATTCATGTTGAGCTTGCCAGTATTTGAGTCTATAGCAAGGCCAAGCCCCTCATACTGCGTATTCAGACGTGTAACAATGTTCGTCAATTCTGATTTTTCCGCAGATGAGAGTGTTTCAGCATCATTTAATTCATAGAGTCTACTTATCAGCGCGGGAACCTGTTCTTCCTGTGCTTTCATCGCGGCAAGGTTGTCCATTGCTGATTGTGTCATTTCTTCCGTTGATGCTCTGAAAGTTTTCGCTGAATCAGCAGATTTTTGATATTCTTCGCTTGCTTCCGTAACCTTAACATATACTCCCGCGAGTGTTGTCACAGCAGTTATCGCTAATGTTATCGGGCCTAACGATGAGCTTATAGCGGCGCCAAAAGATTTCACACCGGATGATGCTGTTTTTGCGCCATTTCCCACGATCGGCATTGTATCGCCTACTCCTTGGGCAGCCCCTTTGGTATATGTCAGCTGTTGACCAAACTCTCCTACAAGGCTGCTTGTTTGTTTTGCTGCCTTTCCAGCGTCTGCTACAGCTTTCGCAGTATCAGTAATATCCTTTGCCTGTTTCGCAAGCTTTAAATCACTAATCCCCTTTCTCAATTTTTGAATTGTCGCAATCATGCCGGATGATATTTTTAAAACTGGGCCTGCCGCAATCGCAATCCCACCAAGCGTAATTATAAGAGATTGCGTGTCCTTATCGAGGCTATTAAATCCTTTCAGCAGTCCATTGACACCACTAAGTACTTTTGACGCTGCAGGTAATAAGTTCTCGCCCAACATTGCTGCAGCTTCTTTAAATTGCTCTTTGGCCATTCTTGTTTGATTGGCAACGCTGTCAGAAGTACGGGCAAAATCCCCCTGTGCATTCGTAGTGTTGGCAAGGACATAGTTATATCTAAGCTGTACTTGCTCGGCCTGTGTCATGCTTTGGATATTCTTTGTAATACCCTGAGACATAGCGTATTGCTGCAGGTTCGTCTGCGTCATAACGATACCGTATTGCTTCAACGTTTCGGTTTCCCCTGTAAATACGCTATTAAGGGCAATTCGCGCTGTCTCCTGCGAGGTATTATTGAATGATGCAAGATCAGCGGACAACTGTGTCAGGCTCATCGCCATTTCAAGCCCGGTATCAGATGCCAACCCCATACCATCCGCCATATTCCCATATGTCGAAGCGGCGGACATCGCTGTCTCTTTTGCTAATCCCATTTGCTCAACAGCAGTGCTGGCCCAATCTTTTACTACTTCTGCACTTTCACCAAATACTACATCTATTTTTTGTTGTGTTTCCTGTAAATCTGACGCATATTTAATTGCTGCAATGCCTCCGGCGATCAGTGGAGCGGTTACGCCAAGCGTCATTTTGTTGCCGACTGAATTCATTTTGTCCGCCGCTTTGCTCCATCCGTTTTGTATTGTATTTTGTGTCTGCTCGCTTTCCTTTTTTGCTTTCTGTAATCCGCTTTGCAAGTTATCCATATCAGCGGATATCTCCACAAGCAAACGACCTACGACACCGTTTTGCATAATTCCCTCCATGCAAAAAGACACCCTTTCGGATGTCTTAAATTACTGTTTACTTTTGATTTCTCCGTGGTATAATAAAAGCAGGGATACAACCTAACGGTTAGCCTGATGAGAGATTAAAATAACCGCACACCTTGCCGGGGGAGCGGTTATTTGCTTTTATTGGACATTTGCCAAATCACTATCACAATGACAGCGAATATAATCAAATACTCCATAAGCACCACACCTTTCTAGCCGTTTGAAGCGGAATAATCGTGTGTGGCTAACCGTCCTCGCGCATCCCTGCTATGCTATTATATCACTCATTTTTCCAAAAGAAAACCGCTCGTGTGAGCAGCCTTCTTTTTTACTTTTCCAAGTGAACCCCATCACCTTTTAGTGTGTCGCCTTCAATCGTAAATGCGACATAATCCCCAGACGTCTCATTGCCAACGACCATTATTTTATCATCCTCAACCTTATATTTCCCAGTTTCAGAAATTGTTCCATCTGTTAACTTTATCGAATACGTTCCATCGGATTTAAATTCAATCGATTCAACAATTACAAGCCCGTAATCATCGGGATTTTTCAACATGTCCTCATTCTCGATTCCTAGCAAAACAGGAAGTTCGTCATACACATATTTCCACTCACCAATGATAGGATTGTTATTGCCGCTGCATCCTAAGAGCGCAACAGCCAGCACAACACATAAAACAATAGTTAGGATTTTTTTCATAATAAATCCCCTCCCTACAATATATTATTAAACAATCATATCACAATGCCAACAAATATATCAAATTCATATTTCATCGACAAATGTAATCTCTTCTTCTTGGGCTGCCGCATTCGCTCTTAGAAATAATCTTAAATCTTGAGATAGAAAATCGTCGATACGCATTCCATGATTTATCATCATTTCATATGCCATTTTTAAGAGGCTTTTTCTTGCGTCACCGGCACTTCCTTTTCCGCCGGTATACCGAAAAAAGCTTGCGTAATTTCCTTTTCGATCATCTTAAATACTTCTGTTACCTCTTCGAGTTTAGCTTTCAAAAGCTTATCTTTTGGTATGTTCATCATGTCCGAAACAGCATCGTAACGTGCATCAAAAAATTCTTTAGCAAGAGGTTTATCTCCTGCAGCTTCAATGTAGTCAAGCATTCTTAACCAATCTTCCCCAGTGAATCTGTCTTTAATATATTCTTTCCCATCAATAACGATCTTAACTTCTTTCATGTTCCCCTCCATATGATAAGGGAGGGGGCAGCTTTTGCCGCCCCTATCCTTACTCTTTTTCTTTCTTTTTTGGCTCCTTCTGCAACACAAAACCAAGCCGTATAAACCGGTCTCGTTTGTCTGCATCGTCGGTTATAGCGGTATGCTCACCTTTTTTCAGTTTGTAGATCACGATCCAGCACCCGCCTTTGCTGCGCTTACGTTAGATATGCCGGCCTTCGCTCCTCCCGTTACATAAAGGCGTACAAGGTAGTCCTTGCCCGCTTGCAAGCCCGTTAGCGTTGCCGCAGAGTCAGCCGCTGCCTTGTTATCTACCGTGATCCAGTCGCTGCCCTGCGAGACCTGAATCGCTACATTTGACGCTCCTGTTGCCGCTGTCCACGCAAGCGTAATCTGTCCTGCGGCTGCTCCGCTTGTCGCAACAAGATCAGAAACAGGAGTCGCTGCATTGACATACCCGGCAACCGTAAAGTTTGGTGAAGAGAACCATCCATCTTCAGGGCTGGAAAGCTGCTTGAGCGTCAATGTATTCAGCGGATCATCGCTATCAAGAATATGCCGCCTTTCTCCATCAGACGTACGTTTGAGCGCTGTGTGCATGATAGTTTTTCCCTGATACGTAACCCCGCTTCCGCCTTTTGTACTGTAATCTTCTTGCTGCTTGGAAAATTTACCTTTTAAAATCCAGATAAACCGATATGCACCATTGGATTTTTGTGACCTGAATCCAAGCGCCACCTCCGGCGCATTGTCATCCTCACCCTCGATAACCATTCCGTTTGCATCCCTTTGCAGCCCCATGATGTCTGCATAAATCTGTGGAGTCAGGTCAGCTACCGTTACGGTTGTCTGGATTTCTCCATCTGCAGAATAGCTTTCGTACGTCCCGTCGTCCGCGTCATAAGGCGCCGCCTGCGTGTTGGGGTTATATCCAATCGCATTTACGCCCTGCATCCATACGGGAGCAGAATAAATCGTTCCTTCCGACGTGTCAGAGAGTACTTTTGCATAATATAATTGGTCTACGCCAATTCTTGGTCTTGGTTTGCTCATTCATTCTTCCTCCTTGGTAATGTAATAGCTTCGTTTGAGTAGAAAGTTCCCGTTCTCGTCCCTGTCCTGTATCAATCCGCTCATGGCGGGCTGCGCACGGAAATACCGCGTGTCATTTACTACAATGCCCTCCGGGAGCTCTCCATCCTCAAACCCTATTTCTTTCAGCGCTTTGTGCGCCTGTTTTAGTTTTGCGTACCCATCCGGGTATCTTTTGGTGCGGACGCATACCTGTAAGCCCGGTGTTTCAGCTCCTGCAATCTGGTTTCCCGGCTGTCCTTGATACTCGTACAATGTTATGCACTCGACAGGCTGATCCGGCCTTCTGGCAAGAAATATATCTTTACCAGTTTCCCCGCATCCGTTTTTCTGTAAATATTGCCCTATATCTTTCAGCATCATTTGATTGCATCGCCTGCCTTTTTCCTGATATGGTCAACGTAGTTGTCCACATTCTCATTGAACGGGTCTTCCAGATATTTTGCTTTTCCGCCTTTTGGATGGTTGAAGTCCAGTTCTTCGTGCTGCTTCATTGCATATGGCAGACTGTAGCCTGCCCTGACCTTTAAAGGTTCTTCTTCAACAGCACAGTCCGCCCGAAGATCGCCGCTGTCCACCGGGGCTTCCTGTATGGATTTACTCTGCAGGTCTGCGCCGCATTCCACAAGTCCGTCCTGCACCGCATTTGTGATTGCATCAAACATTTGATCGCCATACCAATGAAAACTCATAGATACGCCTCCCAACCACACACAGTGCCGTCAAGCCCAATCCAATCTCCCGTGCTGATGACAGCAACGCCGTTGATCTTATCCTGAGCCCTGATTTCAACCGAACTGAATACCGTTGTGCCGGATACAACCGTGTTCCCCTCTGCGTCACGTACCAGTTTGCGGCTTCCCTGCTTACGCACCTTAATGCTCTCCGGCGGCTCGTAACCTACCGTTCCCCATTCATCCGGCCCTGTCGAGCGTTCCAGCGTCACGGTCTGATTACAATAGCGTTTCAACCTGTCAGCGTACCTCATAGCCGCCTCCTGTATATGGCCGGATCAACGCCTGCGCCCTTACACTTGCAAGGACAGATTGCAGTGATCCGACCGAAGCCGTTTCAAAGGTCTCGGAAAGATGACCGATTGAATACGATTGAACCGGGTTGTTCCGGATGTCCTTGTTTTCTGTTGCTACCGTTGGGCTTACCATTTCCAGAGCTTCCTCGATCTGCGCGGCTTTTATGGCCTGCGGCACCTCTCTTAATTCCGGGTACCGGTCAACCTCAGGCGCATACAAAACACCGTCGATCATGGCGTAATTCTCCCCAAAGTAACGCGGAAACGCCAAGGGCTGTGGAAAAGCAAACTTTACGCCCCGGAACGTCAGGGAATCCAGCGCGGCACAAGCGCGGCGAAGGGCTATTTCTTTATCGTCCCCCGCCGCTTCCCATGCTTTGCGCTGCTCGTCTGTCGATAGGTAATGCTCCGCAATGTACACGTCCGATTCTTCTATGGTCACATAGGTATCTACGCCCATCGTCAGGCCCATATAAGACCACCCGCCTTATGCTTTTGACGCGACTGTTGCCTCGCCGTACTTCTTGCATTTGTTACTTCCGTCTACTTCGGCAATCCCGATCTTATTACCAGTGGTTGCCGTGATGTCCGATGTTCCGTCCCAGACTGTCCAGCCGGATGTAAGGCTCTGGTCGTAGGTCGGGGCTGTAATGGATGCACCCGTCTTATACTTATAGCTGTTTCCGCTGCCAATCGACGGCTGCACTGTTACTTTTGTATTCCCAGATGCGGTACCCTCTACCGATGTAACCGACAGGGTGCCGGGCGTAATGTCGCCATAATACTGGATCAGGTCAGGCATGACCTCTTTGGTGCCGTAATAATAGAACAATTCCAACGCATACGCATCAGCAAGGCCAATTTTTTCCGCCGCATACGGTTTCGGAAGAACCGGCTGCGCAATCGAGCCATAAACCATGACCACGAATTTCGCCCCTGCCGGAAGATACACGGAACTATCCACCCTTACTCCGTGGAATGCGTTGAACGATTCCGCCGCAGTGTCGATATTTGAGTTTTCCACCGAATCCAGATACTTGCGGATTTCACCATAAAATTCCGGGCTTGCTGTTACGTGGATCATATCACGCGGCACACCATCAACATAATTATTTTTTGTTGTTTCCACGCTCTGTATCGCTGCTTCAAGGATATCCTGTGCGGCGCTTTCGCTTGTAGAGAACTTTGTCCCCGTTTCAACCGCTTTGTCGAAAAATGCGCGTTCCAGCTCACGGGACATTGAAAGCGTATGGTTTTGAGTCCTTCTCACAATAAGGCCTTCCACTCCATAAAGCTTCGTGTCCTTTTCTTCAAGTTCTTCCACGATTTCGCGGTCAACGTCAATCTGTACCGTAACAGGCTTCGCCTTTACGAGATCGCCCTTTGCTGCCGCCCGCGCTGTGCCGTATTCTTTAGACTCCGAATTTGCAAACCGTTTTGCTTCCACGCTACCCGTTGTCGGATCGCCACTTAGGTCTTTGTTTTTTAGCATCGACGATATCATCCTGTGCTGGATATTGTCGATTACAACGCCATAACGTTCCGCAAGGAAATCTTTTCCTTCCGGGTCAAGTAGCATGCTTAAACTTGTGATTCTTGCCATTTGTATTTATCCTCCTAAATCATTGTTGGCGGCGTTTTTTTATCTTCTTCGTTTTTCGCCGGATTTCCGCCGCTTCCCGGCAACTCCAATCCCGCTACCCATGTGGGATTGTTCTTTGCTACTGTCTGGATAGCATCTTCAATAGATGTGTCATCATTTACACGCGCCATTGCGAGAATCACCGCGTCTTCAATATGCTGGGTTTTAATTCCCGCGCTTACCGCCGCAATCATTGCATTCGCCTTTGCCTCTTTTGCCGCTGCACCGTGTAAGGCTTCCTCCGCCTTGCGTTGCGCTTCGTTTGCTTTGTCAGCTTCAGACTTTTGGGAATCCATAAACTTGATGAATTCATCCTTGTGCGCCTTATATAGCTCTATGTCGTCTTTCTCAAGACCTTTAAGTCTTTTTCTGACAATCCCATCCGCGATCCTCTGCGCTTCTGATCTCACATCACCCGCTTTACGCTCGTCAGCGTCCTTCTGGCCGTCTTCCTCGCCGCCATCGACTTCTTTTTCAGGTTCTGCCGTCGGATTATTCTCCTGCGTTCCTGCGCCGCCGTCCGCGTCCATAAAAGGAAATAAATATTTCAGCATAATTGCCTCCCCGTTTTAGGGCCGTCGCCCGTTATCTCCCGGTTTTTCCCAACTCCGTAAAAGGGTATTAAAAAACCACCCTCGAAAGAGTGGTATTCATTCAATATTGCTTATCTTTCAAGCAGAAGCTTGGTTGCTATCTTTTTAAGTTCTTCATTGCTTTTTGATTCTAATGTCTTTTCACGCCACGGCATTATATGTTGTTTCGAAAAAGGCATTCTAAATCCCCAATCGAATTCACTTACCGCGAACGGCATTTCGGCCCCGTACCAGAAATCATCCGTTACCGGAAAAAAACCGAGTTTTAAAAGCAATTCTCTCCGTTCGTTCGACATCTATATTTCCTCCCAAACAAAAAGAACGCTATTTCAGCGTTCTACTTAGTCGTTTATTATTTTTTCTATTTCGTCGCGCTTCACAGTTATGGTGTCCCAATCCTTTGGCGACGAGCCAACATCTACGTCAAAAACATCCTGATTCCCGTATATTTCAACAACCGCAGCCCGCCGACCATCTTTCAGCAGTACGGTATCATATTGTTTAATTTTTTCCATGTCTTTCAACCTCTTTTATATATGCGCTTGTCATCCATGTTTTATCTCCCTGAGTTTTCCAACCGACAATCACATTTGCAGGCTTACCCTTATTTCCATACAAGATAATCTTTTGCGTATACGCCGTTCCGTATTCGTCTAAATCGCGCAGCGTCGCCGGGTATTTCGTCGCCCTTGTCAATATCTCTTGTTGCAGGTCTTCCCAGCTATCTATATTATACCCTAAACGGCTTTGGAGCGCACGACCTTTTGCCAATCCGTCGGCATTTGTTCCCCCAAACAGGTATTGAGTGAATTTATCTTTTGCAGCCGTCGTTTTATCAGCATTCGGCAAGGCCAAATCAGGATGATCAATCAGTTTTTTCCTACGCCTATAGTCAAGCTGCGTATACTGCCACTTATCGTTTTCTGATTGCTTCATCCTGCGGAACCCTGAAAATGATTTTGGCGCGTCGTCTCCCAGCACGGCACGGTAGTTCTGCCACTGCTTCCGGTCGGTGTATAGTTTTGTTTTTCGGTCGCGGCCTGCCCTGTAATTCGCAAGGCTCTTGTTCGCCCGTGCTGTTTGTTCTTTTGTCCAGCCCTTTCCGCCAATATCAAATGCCCGGTTTGAGTATTTCCGCATGTTTTGAATGTCTTCATCACTCTGCAATTCCTCAATGTACTGCGTCAGGATATGCCTGCAATGCGGATGAAAATTCTGGTAAGCGCTTGACCACGGCGTATCATATAAAGCTGGATAGTTTGGGTTCGTTCCGCTCACGCTGAACACCCTGCCTTCGTATGGCGCGCAAATTGGACAGGAGCCAAAATGCGAGGACATTTTTACCAGATCATTCCCAATCCTTACGCCCAGATTTATGTTTGCCGTATTACGCGCCTCATGTACCGTTGACCGCGCGACCAGTTCAGCATAAGCGTCGAGACTCATATAGCATTTTTTCCCGCCACGCATATATTCTATTGCCGCGACACCCTTATTCTCGAGCATTTGCACAAGATTGCGCTGCATCTGTTTCACGGTTTGTCCAGATGATACCTTTTCAAGTGATGCCTGCAAGCCTGCCTTACGAATCTCATCCTCCATCATACGTCCCACATGGTCTACCGCGTTTGTGAGGTCAGTATTCAGGTTTCTCTGTAGGATAGATATTGAGTCAAAATCTGCTGAGGTCATCCTTGCGATATCCGGCGGCGTTCTGTCTGCCGCTTTGTATTGCGCGTTAACGCTTCGTTGTGCCTGCTGCACCCCCTCATTGTAGATTTTAGGGATATGCTTACTGCTCCACGCCTCTGTTGCCAGATATAACCCCGCTAAAATTGCGGTAACTCTTGACGATAAATATCGTTCGTATTCTTCTTTGTTCCTTCCCGGTTCTTTTTCAATTTCCTTCCTGATCTGATTTTCGGCCTGTTCATACTGCCGTATCAGTTCCCTCGTCCTGTCCATTCCTTATCTCCATCGGCGTATAAACCGTCGGCCCCTGTGCCGCTTGTTCTGTTTCGATCCGGTCAAGTTCCTTCTGCGCAGTATCGTCATCATATCCGCCATGTTGTTTTACAGCGGAAAACTGGCTTACAAATGGTTGTCCACCTGTAGCTTGCATTAATATCTCCGCCTGTTCTTTTACGTCCTTCGGAAGCCCATCTTTCCACGTTGTTGAAATATCCTTTATTTCGATGCCGATTCCATGTGCCAATGCGACAAGCCTAACAACTTGTTTTAACGGTTGCGTATTAATTCCGGCAATTCTTCTGGCCTTGATGCTTGGCGACGTCATGCGGAGTTTCAATGCCGTTCCACTGTTTGCTTCTCCTTTTCCGGCTCCCTCCAAGAATGCTGCTCCCATTTCTGACAGCGTATAAAGTTGATTGGTTAACCATTCAATTTCCCATTGGACAGCAGAAAGATTTCCTTCCCATGTCAAATATTCAGGCTTTGCATCATCTTGCCTTTCTCTGGCAAAATAATTACCTGCCACAAATATTTTATTACCAGTGACAGGATCATCCTTCAATGCGCTTGGCGGCCCTGACATCGACGGCATAGAATGCTTATCCAATATCAGATCCATACAATACAGCCGCCACATCAGCTGTCGAAGAATCCCGGATATTACTCCGTAATCGTCAATCCCATAAACACTTTTAGAATGGCTTACATTTGAAAAAACCTTTATCGCCCAATCATCAGCATTGGTTTGCTTCGGTTCCCCTGAGGAAATAAGCTTACCAAACTCTGTCTTTGTTCCTTCCCCCGGACGCTCTTTCGCCTCATACCGCTTCACCTCATACTTGCCTTTTTCGTGTACTTCGACATATATTTCACCGTTTACAACAAAAGCGATCACATGGTGCGTTATGTGTTTTGCATCATAAGGATCAACAATCGGGAACCAATTTTCAGGCGGTATAATTGAAATCCTGTCGTCAAGAATCTTAATCGGCGAATCACCAAAGCGAGACACGTCCATGATCGCCTCATATAACGTGTTGGCAAAATTCATATCATCCAGAATATCATTTAGATCATCTGTGGACTTCCCAATATCGATTGAAGGCGGCTCCCCGCAAACAAAATCCGCCGTCTTTTTGGTCAGCAGTTGTGGATAATTGATTACTGTTTCTACGTCAATATTTCGTTTTTTCAGATAATCCGCCAACTTGGAAAAGTAATCACCAAATACATCCTTATGTTTTCCATCAAACAGCTTTTCATTTTCGCGGTATCTATCAAGCCGTTTTTCCTCGCCTTCCGGCGGAAACGGTTTACCCGTTTCAATCCAGTCTAAATTTGTAAGCATTATCTCATTTCCTTTTTGCTTTCAACTTTTCGTTTAAGTGTTGTTTTGCGAATAGTTGGTACTTGTTTTGCATATTTTCTGACCTGTATTCATAAAAACAAAGCGATTATACATGTTTCAGCCTATTTTATGCACTTAGTCAATGTGTTTTTTGACCGTATAAAAATACAGATCAGTAATACACGTCTACAAAGTTTCCTCCTACCGGTTCATATACTGCCAGCGCGAGAGCGTCCGCCATATCCGGCGAATGCAGCCCGCGCTTCTTCATTTCCTCTTTGCGCTCAAGCTCGATCTCGCCATCGCTGTTGATCCTGTATTTGCGATCAGAAAGCTGTACTATCTGTTCGTCGTCGTCACATATCTCAATTTCCCCGCATTTCAGCATGTTTCTAACCATGCCCCACATAATCCCGGTAGAATTTGCCATCTCGACGGGATCGTCGCCGCGTATTTTCCCGCCACGCCCCCCGAAGTGGCATTCCCGGAGGATGCACGGCAGGCCCTGTTCCCGCAGGCGGTCATATACCCCAACGCCCAGACCGTCGCAGTCTATTTTCACCCGTATTTGTGCTTTTGGATATTTCTCACGATACCGTTTCACCATTGCCGCTACATGCCCTGCTATCTGCATGGTATCATTGTGGAAGTACACTTCCGGCTTTTGTTGGTATTTTCTGTCAAACAGCGGGCATATGACACTTTGGTCGTCACCATAGCGCGCTACATCCACGCCGATATCTATGATTCGTTCCGCTTTTGACACAGTGGTCTTTTTGCTGCACTTTTCAACCCATTCAAGGGCTATGAAGCTATCTGCAGCCTGCTTGGGAAACTCCCCTGCAACGCGCACCCGGTAAACGTCCGAATTCTCACCATACATTTCGATAATCATACGAACGAATTCTGCGTCTACACGCGGCGATTGCGCACTGGAAACGTGAAAGCCGTTATACATGCTTCGGTTCCTGTTGTGCGAATCAAAAAAGAACCCTGACAGATTCGTAGGGTTCCCGCACATCAGCAACTTTGCGTCCGGCGTCGATAATGCGCCAAGTACCGGCTCAAATATCCTGTCTGGTACGCCGCTTGCTTCGTCGATGATATACAGAATATGATCAGCGTGAAAGCCTTGCAACGCATCCGGCTTTGTTGCCGTACGAGGTACAGCGAACCAGTTTTCCGGGTGGCCTTTCATGTACACCCGCTCATATGTCCACTCTATCTCATTCTTTAGCTTTGAACCATTTAACCACTTGGCAACCTCAGCCCAAAGGATATCATAGAGCTGGTGTTTTGTAGGCGCTGTACATGGTATCTTGGGAAAAGGCCGCGTACTCATAAACCAAAGGATCAGCCATGATTCCAGTGCGGATTTACCGATTCCGTGTCCGCTGCGGACTGTGGTTCTCGGATTCCCTGCTATACTGCGCATAATGTCTGCTTGTATATCGTCAGGCGTTGCACCCACCAGATCAACGGTAAATTCTACTGGATGGTCGGCATAGTAATTGATTGCATCAGCGTTCATTTTTTCGATTTAACCATGCTTGCTCGATTGCTTCCGCAAGGTTATCTCCTGCTTCTATCTTTGTTTCCTGTTTATCTCTCCACTTATCCGGTCTCCTGTTTTTCAGCCAGAATATTTGCGCAGTCGTGTCGCCCACCAGTGCTTTCTTTAACAAAGCGTTTTCAACCTGGTAGTCTACGACTTCCTTTCCCTTTTTTAAGGCCTCAAAAATCTCAATGTGTTTATTCTTCCAATTATACAGCGTGGCTGTGCTGATTCCGCAATTATGTGCTATCTGCTCATCTGTCAGGCCGTCACGCGCCCAACCTTTAAGAAGGATTAACCCGTCTTCGGTCAGCCAGTATTCTGCTTTACTTTTTGCCATATCCTCACCACGCCATTCTTATATTCCAACTTGAACATCTCGCTAATCTTATATGTCAGCCCAGCTAATCGCCTTATCGGTTCTTTCTTTAAGCGCCGCCTTGCCTTGTCCGCTCTGCTGATCGCTATTGCTGCCGTTTCATCCCGGTAGTGCTCTGCGTTGTATTTGTTCATATCCCTCTACCCTTTTTTCAAAACAAAAACGCCACCCATAAGGATGACGTTTTTCATATTTTCTCACAATGTCATACTATCACAAAAAATCGGACATTACCTTCCCTCTAATGGTCATGTTTCATTTTTTTTAATGCGCTTTGTTTTAATCTCCAAACTTGTTTTTCACTATAATCCATTCGCGCCGCTATTTGCGACACTCTCAGCCCTTCAAAGTATCGGTACTGTATATATTCCCTTTCTTTCTCCGTCAGCCCTGCTTCATTGATCATCCGCATAATATCATCAACCAAATAAAATAAATTAGATATCTCGTTCTTGATCGCCTCTATCCTCGCGCCGTACACATCGATCATCTTTTGCACCGCCGAATAGACCGGATCGGATGTAAAGCCTCCTTGTATACGAACATCATCCAAGCTGGGCGCTTTCAGCATTCCATCCCATAACGCATTATGCTGCTGGAGTACTTCATCAATCTGCTGTTGCAACTCCTTTATTCGCCGCTGATACTCTGCATATCTATATAATTTTTTCTCAATATCCTGCACATTCCTTCTCCTTTTGTGGTATAATGTATTCACCATATAAATTAGAACACAGAGAGAACGGTTCCGCAGCACCGCGGGCTGTTCTTTTTGTTTTACTCCACTTCTTGGTTAAGCCAGTCAATTATGCAATTCTCGCAGACAGTATACCTTGAACATATTCTCCCTTTTTTCTTGTGCTTATACGGGCATATGAGCCACGTTACTAATTCGGCTGGAGATTTTGTTATTCTGTCAAAATTCGTTTCCTTCTTCTTAATCGCATCCTGGTCGCGTATGTTATCTCTATTCATAGCCAATCCTTTCTTTACTTCTTGTTGCCTTCCTTTTTAACAAATCGTTCACCATTTCTTTAATTAGAGTTCATAATTACTGGTTATTGTATATACAACGCTAAGGCGATTATATAGAGGGCTTGGAGGTACAAGCCAATGGGTTATTTTTAGAAATCCCTGATACTTCGGTGTTGGGGATTTTAGCTTTAATTGCTGTATTCAGACCGCTCGTTTTGCCTTTTTCCTGCGTTTCTCCTTTTCCTCTTCCTTTTGCTCTTCTCTTTTTGTAATGATTCCCTGTAGGCGCTCGATCTCGTTTTCAACCCATATTTTTGTACTATCGTCTATTTTGTATATCCTAAGCAGTGATTCAAGCCTTGTTATTTCAGTGTTTAATTCCCGATCTGTCGGTTCTCTGAATTTATACATTTTTTCCTCCTTTTACCCCGCGCTCCTTACCGCTATCACCGCAAATACCACGGCGCATATGATTGCTGTTACTATCATCCATTTTCTGCTTTTATTCATGGTTGCGCCTCCTATACAAAATCCACACTACAGCCCATGTATTCAAGCAATTCTTTGGCGAAATGATATCCGTATTCCTCAAAAGTGAAATAAAAGTCCTCGTCCTCGGCATCCTCAACCGCTATGCAGTCATTATCTACACTAATCCTGTACCTGTCTGGTTCCTTCTGGCATTTTTCGAGCCATTCTTCCTCTATCTGCTTCATCTATTTTCCCTCCTGCTCCTGCACATCTCTGCGTCCTTTTTTGTAAGCCATCACCACCACAACCGCCCATACAAAGCTTATGATCTCGTCCACCTTACGCGGCTGTATCACGCCGTAAAATACCATTTCGAGCACTTGCCACAGCCACCCGATAGCTGCTAATACGACAAATAGCCAAAAGATATTTTTAATAACTTTCATTGTCCTCCTCCTGCGCTTCCCGCGCCTCAAACGGCTTTTCTTCAACTCGCCATTCGTCAGGTCTTTTTTGCCTGACAATAAAATCGTCAAGCGGTTTCCTGTCCTCACACATTGCATAATCTTTCCATCGGTGCGTCTGGTGTGCCCTGTTTTTACGCTTCGGTTCTTGTACTATATGCAACTGCTTATATTGCAGAACAAACATCATTCCCGTTCCTCCTGCGCTGCCCGCGCCTCAAATTTGTTCACAAGTTCTTGCATTTCGTTCCACGATCTCACAGTCGCCGGAAGAGTGTTCCCGTAAACATCGTCGGCTGGTAGTATTACAAGCCGTCTACATTTGCTGTCATTGTTACAATTCATATACAGTGTTCTTGATATGCTATAAATACCGCTTTTGCAAAAAACGCCTTGATCCAGCGTATATTCTTGCACCCTGTAGTCCGTCATCCCTGTTCCTCCTTTGCCGCCAGTGCTGCAAAGCAATCTTTTAAGTGCCGATTTCTTTTACAGCAGGCGCATTTCTGATGTCTGTTTTTCCATATGCAGATTTTGCAGTCCTCGCTCTCTGCCTGCACGAGCGCCGCAATGTGGCCGACATCCACAAAATCGGCGCATCTATTTTCTGTCAAATAGTCCTTGTCCCCACATACATTTTTGTGAAAGCAGTTTTTGCAGATTGTGATAGCAACCGGAATATATCCGCTTGCTATTCCTTTTCCCATTTCATTCACCGCCCCTCGATTTCGTAGGATTCTATATAGCTGTCCGCTTCTTTTGCTCCATCCATAAGATCAATCGCGCTGGCATTTTCTAATTCTTCGACAGCATCATCTAGCAATAGATCGTGGAGTTCTGCATATTCGTGCAGCATCTCTTTTTCCTCCTGAGTAAGCATCCTGCAATATTCAACTACAGTTTTAATTTTTACTTTCATACTTCACTCGCTCCCTTCCTGTCCGCCGCGCCACTTAAAGCCTGCATTATCGTGCACATCGCACCGCTTACATTTCCCTCCGTGCTGAGGCTTGTATTTACATACCTCGCATAACGCTGCATACGGATCATCACTTTTTGCAATATATCTATCCATCCGCTTTATATCCTCTATCGCCGCCGCAAGCTTCTCCCGCAGGGCGGCATTCTCGGCTTCGAGGCGGTTGATGGTACCAGCCATTTTCATAACCGTGTCACCCGCCCCTGAATATCCTCTGCTATCAAGAAATTGTGCCAGTCCGATTGCTTTTTGATTCAAGCCTTTCATTCTCCCTCGCCTCCGTTATTCATACTCATAATCACCAAGCTCAATTTCCTGTTCGCAATACGGACATGTCACCCACGCACCATCATCCCAATAATCCGTATTAAAATCTATTTCTCTAAAATTTATTTCCAGTTCTTCATCGCAATGCGGACAGGTGAGCGTTATATAATCCGGTTTTGAAACAATTACATAATCAACGCTCATTCTCCTTCGCCTCCGTCTGAATAAATTTCCCACATTTTTTGATACTGCTCTGGCGTTATCTCCCTAGATAAAAGCAATTCCAATGCTTCTTTCATCTTGGGATCATTCTCCTTCGGTAGTTTTTCAGGAAATGGAAATCCCTCAATATCACAATCATCATCCATTAAGTCGAGCCTATCTGCATAATCCATTATTCTCCCTCGCCTCCATCCATTTCGCCCCACATGCTGTCAACAAACTCATAGTCTCCGTGTTCGCCCGTTCCTTCGCCATTTTGAAGGTTGTAATACGACACCACGCCATTTTCTACGGCCAAGCTATCGTGGAAATCATCGCCCACGCGGTGAATACTTCCGTCTGATTTATCTCTTACAAAAATATCTGTTAACATCGTCTCATTCTCCTTTTCCCGCCACTCGCAATAGGCGGCACATATCGGCGTAATCCCCATTTTTTATTTCTGTTCCCTTTCGTTCCCTTTGCGTACCCTCAATGTTCCCTGTTTATGATTGCTTAAAAACCCCTTTGTTATGCGTTTTCCCACATCCCGTTCCCGATGTTCCCTATTTTTTCGCGTTGCCTTTACGCGAGACTCGTATACCAAAATCTTCATTTATATATATTCATTCTTAAATAATTACTGTATTTTTACCGGGAACACCGGGAACATCGGGAACGCTTTCAATGCAAATCATCAAAAATTTCCTGCTCATCAAATTCCACAATGTCCTCGTCGGCAATCTCCCGCGGTAGATTCAAGGCCACTGTTTCAATCGACTGTCCATTAATTCGTGCTTTTTTTGTCAGCTTGTCCTTGCTCCGTTCCGCCTTGCCGTTCCTGGTCATCCATGACAGCAATGCTTTCCCGTTGAAGCCCTCGTCTGCACAAATTCGGTCGTATTCCCGCTTGACGACGTACGCCATAGTCTCTGTCTCGTTGAATTTTCCCCATACAGCGTCGTAATTGTTACTTTCTTTAAAGCGATGGCGGTTCTGTATCACATATTCGCATAATTGCTCGTAGCTCCGTTCATGGGCCGATACAGCAGCTTTTGTCTGGAGAAACGGGGCAATTTCATCCGGCTTCAGCATTTGGTTTTCCTTGAAGATCAGCGTCGTTATCAGGCTGTCCGCGGTCAGGATGGCCGCTGCACTCATTGCCTGCTTTTCAGTCGTATCGTTTTCAGACAGTATCTTATAATACGCATCGTATAAGTCCCGCGCCTGGTCAATGTTCCCTTCCTCCTGAAGCCATGCCACAAACATATGCCCTGCAAAGCCGTAATTTCGCTTTAGCGTATCAGCCACACGTTTCGGATTACTGAACAGCTTTTCCGCACACTCAATTTCAATAATACGGTTCACCGCACCACCCCCGGACGTAATCGACGTAATCGGCATTTCACCGTTTGTAATCGTGCAGTTCTCCCATGTCTGAACCCGGTTGATCCCAAGGCTTTTATTACTCCGGCTCTTACCCACTCCTTCGCAAAGCTTATATATGTCCTCGTCAAACTTCCTTTTGTCGGATACAATTTGCAGCTCGTCAAGGATCAGCGGCAGGCTGTTGACAAACCCGGCCGACATTTCAAGCCCCACATTCGTTGCGTTAAAGGTGTGGATGTACTGCCCCATCTTCGGACAGGCCCACACCGACGCCGCCAGAAGAAGCGCGACGGTTTTACCCGTCTCCGTTCCTCCCCAAAGATGCAGGATGAATGGATTCAGTCCCAACGGCCCTACGAGGACGCTTGCAAAGCTCGCCGACAGAATAATACGTGCGTAAATACTGTTGCTGCGAACCTCCCGCGCAACCTCAAGCCATTTTTCATAGCTGCCGTTTTCCCTCACGCTTTCGAAAAACAGTTTAAAATTCGCCATTCCGTCAAACTCGAGGTTTTCAACATATGGCGAAAAGCCTTCGTCGCCAATCCACCCAAGCCGCCCCACACTGTTTTTTTCCGGTATCAGGTCGTAATTCTCGTTTTCAATGTCGTGTAAATACCGCACCAGATATTTTGAGTTTTCCGACGTTACCGCGATCCCGAGGTCTGCAAGCTGTACGATGCTGTTGTTTGACGCAATCGTTTTTTTGTCAATGACCGCGCTGCGCCATGCCTTTCCCTTGCGGTAAGCAAGCTTTATCTTCTCAATTCCGGTATCCACATTCACAAGGCGCATGACCGGCATGATCGGATGCACACACGCGCAAACCTGTTCATGCCCCATATAGGTATAGACGCCGCTATCGTCCGCCGTCCATTCCCCGGCGTTCAGCTCCAGCTCCTGTCCTTCAAAGTCGGTTGGGTTTCCCACATAAACCGTCTTTCCCACCATGTTTTGCTGTTTGACGTAATCGGCATACAGCGATGTAAAATTCCTTACGCCCACACTGCGCGCCAGGTCTGCATATTTCGCCTTCATCTGCGCGTGGACAAACGGATCCTCCCGCGTTGCGTAAACAACCTCAAATGGATCAGGCGTGTTCAGGAAATCCGCTTTTGTAAATGCCCGTAATTCTTCCACCATTCCTCCTGCCCTTCCATGTCGTAAAAATCAAAAATACTCCTGATGTATTCGAGCCTCGCCATTTCTTTGTAATACCATGAAAAAAGCCGCTCAGATCGATTATCAGGCATTATGTTGTCATGTATCCACATAAGCCTCCTGTGCTCCCTTGACAGCGCATCCACCGCCCTCCTGATATCACGTTTCCGTTGACGCTTTTCAAAGTCCTGCGCCCGCCTGCGGCGTCTTTCCGCCATATTTGGACGTTTATCCGTCAGCCCCAGTCCAAAATCACTGTTCAGCCTGATACATGCCTGACCAAAGTTGATATCGTATAGCCGCATCACGAAATCGATCACCGTTCCCCCGGCGCCGCAACCGTAGCATTTCCAGCTCCTGTTATTTTTGTGGACAAGGAAGCTCGCCGTTTTTTCTTCATGAAACGGGCAGCGTATACGGTGGTTATATCCAAGGTGAAAGCCGTACTTTTCAAGAACATCGCCCATCGTTAACGCTTCTTTAAGCTGTTCCGCTAACCTCATTTTTCGCTACCTCTTCCATGCTTCCTCCACGACCTAAGATGCGCTGAATCTTCCAGTATGGCACGTTGAGTTCCTCCGCCCATTCAGACATAGTTAAAGATTTGTTTTTAAAGCAGATAACTCTATTATTACTCCTGTTATTTTGCTGATGTTTCATCGTTACCCATCGACAATTTTGAGGCTCGTAATCCTTGTCATTGTCAATCCTGTCGATTGATAGCGAGTCGTTATATCCATTGTTTATAGCCCATTCATAAAAATTTATGAATCCGCCTTCGCCACTCCAGTCTTTGCAAACGCTGATTCCTTTGGCCCCATAATATTTATAACTATCAGCCTTCCTATTCGAGCATCGACTGTGCATATTACCCCAAATTGTGTATATACGAGAGCCGAACATTCCGTGTTTTCTATTTGCTTTCAATACTCTTCGTCGGCCTTCACATCCACAGCTTAAAGTGTGCCCTGTTCGAAGATTTGAACTTATAACTTCCGTTATTTTTCCACAATCGCATTTACATCTCCACAAAATCTCCCTGTGCCGCGAACCACATCTTTCCAGAACCGTTAACAACCCGTATCTTTTTCCTTTTAATTCGTACATTATGCTGTGCCCTCCATGATTTTTTCCAAATGTTCTTTTAATTCGCGATACATTATGTCCTTTATAATCTCTCCCGAAAATTGACTTTCGCAAAATATAATTTGACAATTATAACGTGATAGCCACGCCCATAAGCTCGCCCTTAAAGCGGGTGCACTCATTTTGCTTCTGTATGCTCCTGTATACACTTTTTTCCATTGTGCATTTTCAACCATTAAATAGACTTTCGTGCCATTTTCTTTCGCCCGTTCAAATTCTCTGATAAATCTTTTTCGTTGTTGGCAAAAGCAAGTGCACAATTCAGTTAAATCATATTTGCGTTCCACTACCACCACATTGGAAAGATCGTACTCCGTACCATCTGGCAACGTGCACTTGCAGGAGTAATCCCCCACATCAAGCTTTACGCGCTCCACACCGCATTCCATTGCCTTGATGCGCCTACGCAGGGCAGGTGTATCCTGCTCCCGCGTATCGACCAGTATTTTCATGCTTTTTAAGGCTGCATCTACTTCAAAGCAAGTCATTATTTACCTCAAAACGGCAATTCGCTCAATTCGCCTTCCGCCAGCGGTACGAAATCCGTCTGTTTCACCTTTGATCTGTCCAGCATTTTGGGTTTCGGTATCTTAAACTTTCCTTCCCGTATCCGTTCCACACTTGTCAGGTGGTGGCACGCCGTCCAAAATCCTGTGTTCCCGTTAAACTCATATTCCCGTTCCTGCATCACCGCGCCGGCCACGAGACCTTTTAGCTTCTTCTCGTCCCAATCCCAGTGGAAGCCGCTGTTGCTGTCCTCAAAGGCTTCTATATCCCGCTTGAATGCACTCATAGTCCACTCGTCTTTCTCCGTCCCGTCTCCCTTTGGAACGTTCATCCTGTGGACGCCCTTCCATTTCTTATCTTCCCTGGCCTGCATACCATAATTCTTCTTGTAATATCCCGCATACTCGCCTTCCACTATGTCGTAGCTCAGGACAATTACGCTGCCCCACTCATAATTAACTTCCTCTACATTCAGAATCTTGACAATGTATCCGTCCACCGGCAGCCGTTCCTGCCCTTCGCCCATCGCTCTCGCTTCTTCATAGCCCTTTACTGGTTTCATTTCTTTTGTTCTCCTTTATTAATTTTGATTTCATAATATTCCCTGATCCTGTCATCAACAGCCTTCAGGTCATTCTCGATCTCCCTATTGTCAAACATCCCAATCGGCGTTTTGCACACGTCAAGGCCGTTGCTTGCCGTCAGGAAGATGTGTTTTTCACCATCCCCATACGCACGCAAGACTATCGTGAACATGCCCTCCAGGCATACTTTCTCATCCAGTAGTTTTCCAATCGTCTTGGGCTTGATATCTCCAAAATCGTTCTTTTCTTCGTGCATCAGCAGGTATACGATTTTATCATCCGGCATCCTTCGAATGATGAATTGAATAAAATTATAAAAGCAGTCGCCAATGTCGTTATATAACGCAAATACAGCGTTTCCGCTTCCACCCTGGCTGTGTCCCTTCATGAACTGATCAGTGATCAAATATCCTGCATCGTCAATTACAATCGATTTTGCCTTGCAGGCATATACTGTTTTTATAATTTCCTGATAATCCGTGGTTATGAGTGTCTTTAATTTGTTTCTGAAAGGAAATGGCTTTCCCAACACATTGACTACTCCCACCTCATCTTCTTTAAAGTTCCTCAGGGAAGCGGATTTTCCGCTGCCGGACTGCCCCAAAATCATTACTGGTATTCCCATTTTTCTATATCTCCTTTACCTCAATAAGCCTTGAACCCTGCTTAATGAGCTCGCTCACAATGCGCCGGGCAGGAAGCCCCGTTTCCCGTTGGAGCTCCTGCAGCACCTTTAGCGCTTCCTCATCGATACGCACACGGTCCACCGTGATCGGAACGGGCCTGTGTATTTCCAGAATAATTTTGTCCATTTACCGTTCCTCCATTCCTTCCACTTCCACCGGGCACCCGTCCCCGCGAAAATCGATGTTGTATAGTAT